AACCGGGATCTGCACCCAGCAGAGCCGCGGCAATCACAAGGAGGGATGACAGTACGCCCATCTTGTGAGTTTTCAGAAAGTTTACAAGTCTCATAATATTAGATTTAATGAGTTTATCGGATTCCTGCGAACGGGTTCTCGCTCTCGTTCTTGGGTTTGCGCTCGACGGTCCTCGCACCCTGGCCACCTGCCGTTGCCGGAGGGAGGGCGGACGCTGCGGCGCGTTCACGACGGGCGGCGGAGATCTTCTCGTTGCGACCGGCAACTTCACCGGCGGCGCGGGCCTCGGCCACATCCTTGTCGTAGTTGATGGCGTTGTAGGCCATGTCGTAGTCCTCGACGCCGTACTTGTTCTCCATGCCGTTGAAAGTGATGGCCAGAAGGCGGAGCATCACATCCCTCTTCTGCTCGAGGGAGAGACCCTTGGCGTTGCCCCACTCGTCGAGAGTATTGAGGGACTCGTTCCAGTTCGCCTCGGCCTGGGCCTCGAGAGCGTCGTTGGCGGCTTTGCGGTCGCGCCAGCCCTGGAGCTGGTTCTCGAACTCAGCCGCTTTCTCCTCGGCGATACCAAGCTCCTCGCCGAAGGTCTCGACCAGGGCGGTACGGGGATCACCGTTCTCTACCCACCTCTGGATGAACTCAGCGGCGGACGGATCCGTGACCAGCAGGTTCGCGAGACGGTTGTTGTTCTCATCGTAGGTCGCCTGCTTCGTGGTGAGGTCTTCGAGCATCTCGTCAATCGCATCGTCGAGGTCGGCCACGCCTTCCTGCGGCTCCGCGCCGAGGTCGGCAAAGGTGCGCTCCGGGAATCGTTCCCGTGCGCGGTCCAGCATTTTCTGCCGGGAAGTAATCGTGGTATCAGCCATATATCAAAGATTTTGTTTAAATCATCGAGCCAAAAGTATTACTGTGCAAGACAATATGTAGTCTAACTTTCCCCATTTGTGTTTTTTATTCGATAATATTTGCTTATATTTGCCATTGCGAACGACCTCCTCTGCGAAATGCGGGATACAAAGCTCAAGCAGAGAAAGAGGCGTGACCTTTATTCTCTGTACAAGAAGGGCCTTGAGGAAGGCCAGTTCACATCAATGCGCGAGGCAGGAGCCTGGTTGGTCCGTCAGCCAGCGCCGTGCTTCTACATCTCCCCGGAGGAGGCGTGTAAACTTATCGGGAGGATCCTGGGCAACCGGAGCCTCATCGATGTAAATTCCTCCACCCGGAGGATGGTCTGGGAACTCTACCGGAGATATAAGGACTACTTATACAGGAACCCCAAGACCAAGAAGTCCCGGATAAGCATCATGAACGAACTCGTGGAGCAACCCGCACCGGAGTTCTACATGACCTCGGACGCGGTCCGGCGGACGCTCCGGGGTGAAATATCGGAAGTGAAAATTCGGACGGGATGGGGCGAGTGATTCTCATATTGATCCTACTTGTAATACAGATAATTTTCGGGACCCCGGAATGGCTGGCTCCGGAGGGTGCGCCGTACATTCTAAGGGCGCTGTCGTATTCGTTCTTCCATGCGAACTGGTGGCACATAGCCATTAATTCGATAGCGATCTGGACGATCTACAGGACCTGCAAGCCTTGCAGGGATTTGGTAATTCCATTTTTAATTGCAGTGGCCGTCTACCCGCTGAGTTTCCGACCGGTAATCGGATTCTCGAATGTCCTATACGCCACCCTGGGAGCCAGGACTCCGTCGTTGAACTCCCCATGGTGGAGACACCCTTCGGTGATTACATTCCTGGTGGTCACCGTGGCGTTGGTATTCATTCCAAGGTTCAGCGCCACCACGCACATAGCGGCTTTCGTCTTAGGGATGGGGGTGTCAGCGTTGAACCGATTCAGAGATTCTATTCGCAAGGATGCAGGACGCTATCTATGAAAATATAATCTCCGAGAACGAGAAGAGATGGGCCAAGTTGCGGGCGGACTACGATCCCGTGACCGGGAAGGGCCTTGCTGAACTCCTGGGAGAAGACAGGATAAGACTCGAGATCTCCGACTTCGCCGTCCCCGAGCAGTGGGTCCCGCGGGAGATGATGGAGAACAAGATGATCAGGGAAATCTCAAAGGCCGGGAGCATAGAGGAGTACATCAGGAAGAAGAAATGGAAGTACGGGCCTCCTGACACGCTTGAAGTGGAGAGGAGGATCCGAAGGGTAAGGCACAAATACGACTTCTGCGCCTGGGCTTATTTCACCATCTGGATCAAGAACAAGCGCCTGAAGAAAAGGACCAGGTTCAAGCTGAACTACCCGCAGCTGATGGTACTCTCCCAGTGCGAGCAGATGCGGAAAGACAATGTCCCCATCGCGATCGTCCTGTTGAAAGCCCGTCAGTGGGGTGGATCGACTTTCTGCTTCTTCTACCAGACCTGGCTCCAGTTCAAGTGGAACCAGTTCCATTCCTTCGCGATCGCGGCCCATACCTCTTCAGCCTCGGAGACGATTCTGAACATGCTGAAGAGATCCATCCAGGACTATCCTGCGTGGGACCTGGGATTGCCCGACGACACCGAACTCAGACTCGCTCCGGCGGATTCCACGGGACACGCCTTCTGCATCAAGGATCAGAACAGCAAACAAGTCTTAGAGGGGTTCATTTACATCGGCACGGCCGAGAAGCCCGACACCCTCCGATCAAAGGATATTTCCGGGGCGCACTTCTCCGAGGTGGGCGTGTGGCCAGACACCCCCGGGAAACAAGCGGAAGATATTATCGCAGATATTGAGGGCGGTATGCTCGAGGACGCGGACACCATGAAGGTCATGGAGTCCACGGCCAAGGCACCGGACGACTATTTCCACAGGGTATGGATGGACTGCATCGGCGGAAGCGGTGGTTATGCTCCGATGTTCATATCCTTCGCACAGATCGAGAACGACACAAAATCCATAGACGATCCCAGGGAATTCGTGGAGTGGCTCTACGAACACAAGGACGACGACACCACCGATGGGAAGTGGAAAGACACCGGCAAATACTACTGGTGGCTGTGGGAGTCCGTGGAGGCCACTCTCGAAGGGATCAACTGGTACAGGTACAGAAGACTGAGGCTGTCTTTCGCCAAGATGTGCAACGAAGCCCCGGCCACCCCCGAACAGGCGTTCTTCACCGCGGGCAACCATGTGTTCGATCCGTTCCTCGTCGCAGCCAAGGCTGAGAAGTGCCGGGAGCCTCTCTACACCGGGGACTTGGTCGGCGAGGGCGTCAAGGGCGAGGATGCGATCAAGGACATCCGGTTCATACCTAATTCCTCCGGGAACCTCAGGGTATGGGAGCTTCCGGACGACACCGAGATCAGAGACAGGTACATTGTCGTCCTCGACCCGAGAAGAGGTGTCAGCGAGGGTGCGGACCCTGCGTGCATCACGGTCATTGACAGGTTGCTGTTGATGCCGGACTTCGGCCTGGGAGGACACGCAGCCGTGGTCGCCGAGATGAACTACAAGGCGGACCCCGACCTCCAGGCTTACGACGCGATGCGGGTCGCCAAGTGGTACAATGATGCCCTTTTAGTGATCGAGAGCAATACGATGGAGTCCATGAACAAGGAAAGGAACAACGGCATAGACTCCTTCGAATACATCCTGGATATTGTCTCCAAGCACTACGACAACCTGTACATGCGTCAGAGAAGCGAAGAGGACATCAAGAAGGGCATCATGGGCAAGTGGGGCTTCCACACCAACTCCGAGACCAAACCCAAGATCATCAACTTCATGAAGGAGTGCCTGCGTGATGATTTATGGGACGAGCCGAGTTCCCTCTGCTGCGCTCAGATGGCGACCTACATGGAAGACCACGGGAAGACGAACGCCGAAGCAGGACACCACGACGACGCCGTCCTTTCAAGGGCGATCGGGTTGTGGATCTGCTACAAGGAAATGGACCTGCCTGCCTGGGTAAACCAGAAACCAGAAACGAAAAAGATAATACACGACGATTTAGGAATCACGAAATTATGAAGCTATTCAGAAAACCGGCCATCTATTTGGTCACTCTCTGGGCGAGACGCGCCTACAAGCAAGGGGTCAGAGCCGCCGACGAGCGGTGGAAACGCGAACGCAGGACTATCTATTTAGCGCCGAATTCCTTCAGGCCGGACCACCTGGTGACCTATAACAAGGATCAGTTCAAAGTCGAGAAAAGGGTCTACGGCTACCACGCACGATTGTTGACCATGAACACGCTGAAGCAGGGGTGCTATTACTACACTCCCGACAAGTTCGGCAACAACGGGATGACCGACGAGGAAAAAGAAATCCGCAGACGCGCCTTCATACGGGAACGCCTGCGGCTTGCCGGTCTTACTCGATAGCTGGTTGCGGGAGTCTCACCCCCGGAGCCGTGGTCTGGTCCGATGCCTCGGGCGGTGCGGCAACCGGCTCGGGGGGAGCCATCACACCACCACCACCCTGCATGGCCTCCATCTCGGCCTGACGCGCCTGCCTGCCTTGTAATATCTTATCGGCATAAGGCACATCCGCGATCTCCAGGTATTCCTCGAAGGAGATTAAACCGTTCATCAGGAACTCCTTGGCATCCTGGTTCACGATGGCACGGGCGATCGGGGTGTTGCTCGACTCCTTGATGGTAAGGTCGTACTCGATGTCCTGCACCTCGTTGAGATTGAGGTTCTCGTTGTCGAAGATACCGTCCAGGCTCCCGACGATCTGGGCGTAGCGCTCAGGGTCGTAGAACTTGACGATGTTCTTGAGTTTCTTGTTCAGGACACCCTCGATGAATTTGTGGAACGACTCCAACAAAGCAGCAATTGATGTATTGGCATTCGCGGTCATCTGGGCGTACAGGGATCCGGAGGTACCCGAGTTGGGGGTCCTGCCCTGCATGGCGTCCGTGGCCGGGGATCCCTTGTCCATCAGGTTGGCGTAGGTGGCGATCAGGCTGCTCACATCGAAGGTCTGTGCGGCGCTGAAGAAGGTCTTCGGCATCAGCCCCTCCTGTCCGGGTTTCAGATCGATGTACACCAGGTCGTCGATCTCCGTCCAGCTGTTGGCGAACTCCTCGTAGGAGACATCGTCCGGAACGATCGATTTCGGGACCACGGTGACACCCTTGGCCTGTGCGCGGACGAGCCAGTCGTGCAGGACCACCGCACGGTTGATGGCAAGGTTCTGGTCGATGGCATCGTTCATGTACCCGTAGGCTTTGCCGTCCGCGAAAGGGAACACCATGATGGTGAACGGGTGGCTCCTGTCCGCGTAGGGGGATTCCCCTTCCCAGAGGATGGTCCCGTCGGGTGCGAGCATCCTACAGTACCAGAAGGTGTCGATGAAGAATCCGTTCTTCTCGTCGTCGATCCCATAACCGTCGCCCACGATATAAGGGATCTCCTCTTCCTTGAAGCCATTGGAGAGCGCGAGCCTCTTGCGGCGCTCGTTCTCGGCGCGGACCTCCTTCCTGTAGTAAGAGTCGGATGCGTCGATGATCTCCTCGGAGCCGGCGCTCTTGTCCCAGAGCCTGATCCTCGCACGGGTCTCCTGGGTCCATACCTCGCAGACATAGCATCTGGTAGGGTCGTCGGAGCGCATGAACACCAGCTGCCCTTCGTCGAACTGGTCGTTCAGCTCACGGGACTGCTCGGTCTTGAAGACGACCGATTGGTTGGCGTATATCTTGTTCAGAATTGCGTAGTCCTCGGGGGTCTTGGCGAACTGGGCGTAGATGCCTTCTATGTTCTTGTAGAACATCCTGCCGATCAGGGTGACATCCCAATGCCGGGGATCCACGGCCTCGCTCTCCATGATCAGGAGGTTGGGGTTAATGAACTGGGTCCAGGAGTCCATCCGCCTCGTGGGGCCGGAGACATCGTCGTAGGACTCATAGGCCGGCGCGATTCCACCGTAGCACACCTCCCTCATCCACATCTTGTAGAGTTCCGGCATGACATTCTTCTCGCAGTTGGCCTGCATCGTGGCGGTCATGACCTCCCCGTACTGCTGCTCCTCGCGGTCGATGGCGTGGCAGACGGGTTCCATCCTCTCCTTGACCATCTGGCCCACCAGGGTCTCCACCCTGTTCTTGATGAGGTTGTTCTGGATGACGACATTGCCCTTCTCCATCAGGTAGCGGCGGTAGGTCATGGTCTTGCCGTTGACGGTGATCATGTCACCCCACTGGTCGCCGTAGGCATAGCGGATGCCCCTGGCGCGGGCCTGGCGGAACT